CACCCAAACAACACAAACCTAAAGAGCAATGGCATCTATGTCACAACGCAAAAAACTGGAAAGGCCGTTATATATGAATGGACCGATGAATTAAGAGGGGCTGTGCAAGAGGCTAAGGATGTGAGGCCAGCAGCGCACAAATAACACCCATGACAGCTAGCGTCTTGTTACTAACGTTTTTCAGCGGTTTTGATAGTAAGAGGATTAGGTTTTTCATTTTTGCCCCATAAGTTCAGTTTTCACCTTACTACCAACAGTGCTTCCAAACCAATAAGAAACTACAGCAGTCCATGCTGTACCAAGGCTACCGAGCATAACGAGTAGCGCATCACGCGGTGCGCCTTCTGGAAGTGGATTTGTGAAGATGAAATAGAGCGTGGAGAAAAAACCAATAGTAATAAGGATTGAAAGCACGTCAGGCATATGCGTTTTCGTTTGCACCTTCATGCTACGCGCACTGTCTCTGTCCTGCATAGCTAAGCGCTCCAAGTCTACATCAAGTTTCTTACCGTCAATAATGAACTTACTTTCAACTTCTTTCAGCTTAAGTAATGTTTCAGGTGATGCAGTTGCGAGAGCTTTTTCCATTTCTCTATCAGAAGCTTTTTCATCAAGCCCAAGCACACCTTTTACAGCAATGCTTGCCAATGCACCAAATGGAGGTGGTAATGCACCTGCAAGTACAGGTGCTACGTTCTTTGCTATATCTTGCCAAGCCATACTAACCTCTCCATTGATTGCTTCCGCCAATCACATCCAAGGTGAAGGCTTCGTAATCAGTTATTGTTATAATTTTATTAAGCGCTGCTTGTGAGGACATAACCGCTAACTCATCGTCCATATACCCAGTGGATAAGCCTGGAGCTATGCAGCCCTGCAACTGAGATGCTTTATTTGCTGCGTGTAGTAGTATTGCCGTCCGGCCTACTACATTAGTCACTTCATAGACGTCTTTGTATTTCATGCCAGAAAAAGGCTTAACCAGATACCGGCCCTCAGGAATGCAGCTCTTGCCCACTTCGTTGTTAAACCACGGTCTTTCCACTGTCCAAAACAAAGGCGCTTTAGTTCCTTGAACTCTAAAGCACCCAAGCGTTGCTTGCTCATCTTGAAAATAACGACAAAGCGTGGCGTGCTTCATTACCACCACCCTAGTATTTTAGACCCAAAGAAACCAATTACAGCTAAGAATCCAATACCTACAGCTAGTATGGTTTTCACAATCGCCGGTATAATCTCTTTTGTAACAAGCATGAATAAATGTTCCTTAAATTCATGGAAAGCATCTGAGAGGCCATTAATTGCTACTGTGTTTTCTTTCTGAGCATCTTCATTCTTTTGGCCCTGCTTCATAATGCCAGTTACCACGTGCTTATAACCATTAAATTCATGCTTAGATAACTTCTTATCGTCCAACTCGGTTATTCTTTCATGGGCACTTTTCGCCTTCTCTAACGCCTCTACAGCAACCTCATCACTCATCATCAACCACCTGAAATTCAACGTTCTCGCTAACAACGCAAACCACGCCATTGGTTGCTTCGTCATAGCTAACACCATCACGTCCACCCTGTGGGAAGTCACTGTAAGCAAACACCCCCACAGTTGTCGTTTCGCATGGGTTAGCCCAGTTAATAGTACCACCTTTTGGGTATCCGCAATTAGCCGAGATAGTTGCGTCATCCGCTTGGCATTGTTCTAAAGTTCCGATTCTGTGCATCATGTTGATATGCCCCATTTAGGTAATAAATACTGCTGTTCAACAAGATTCATTTCTGAGCTGGACAACACGCGGTTGTAAACCAGTATTTCCGAGATATCATGCCCTGCAACGCGCGTTGTGAGGCCATTACCCACGTAAACATTCCCAGTACTGGTATTTATGTTTGAGGAACCTGTAACTGTGCCAAAGAGTGCGCCATTCTTTCTGAAAGTCACATCAGCAGTACCGCCAAATGTTTCAGACCAAACCAACGGGGTGTCCGCCACGAAATATCCAGTATCTGAGTCATAGTCTTTTATTGTTCGATTGGTGAACCTCCCACTGCTATTATCAGAGGCCGAGCCAATCGCCCACACATCATCTTTGAATAATACGCGCTGGTTATCAGCCGCAACCGTGGTTGGTTTTGAGACGACAATGAATGTAGCCTCGCTGGTGAAATCAAAATCTGTCGAATGAGGTATAACAAGGTTGTGAGTAGTGCCGCTGTCGAACCCGATAGCCGGACGACCATTAACGGCTGTGGACCGGTAAGGAGGCTGATGACTGCCAGTGGGCTGTGCTGAGTTATGACTTCTCCCCGACTTATCGGCCCAACCAGATACATTACCACTGGACTCCGTAATGGTCGAGCTGTCGGCTGCATCTAGCCAGAGTTGCAAGCCTTCTATCGTAGTAGGGTAGCCAATAAACCCCCTGCCTCCTGAGAATATAGGTATCATGCGAAATCTCTGTAGTTGACGTAAATGGCCCCAGCGTCTGACTGATCAAAATTAAACTTAACGAAACGGCTTAATCCAACAACCAACTCAGGTGGGAACGAGTGCGTTCCTACGGATGTAGAGCCTACGGTAAATATAGTCGCAGCACCTGCTGCACCGTAGCGTCCTGTAGGGTCCTTCAAGCTTACGAATGTTCCATCCGCCTCTCTAGAGCATGTAAGCGTAAAGGTGGTGCTGGTCAGTTCTGTCTCAATAACCACTGAGTCAATTGTGGCGGTCTTTGTGTCGAACACCTCGCTCACTCCAGCCGTTAATGTTAATGTTTTAATATCGTGTATCATCTTGCTTTTCCTTTGTTAATTTAATTTATGCTGTTCTGCGCCAAATGTACACAGACCTGTATGGTGAAATAGTTGTCATAGGGTCGCCAGAGCCTGTTAAGTCAGCTGCTTGAGAGTACGCATTATTAGTGGTATTACTACCTGGCACAATATTAGCCAGATAAAGTGCTGCGCCAACACCACCACTGGTTGAAGTTCCTCGCAATACGTGCCTGTGTGAAGGCATCTGCGCCTCAGTCTGTGTAGTAGTAGCCGAGCCGCCCGTACTACCCGCAGTATATGTGCCATCCGCACCAATAAGCATCTCACCTTCCACGGCGGACCATGTGCCAAAACCAAGAACCGTTGCGGGGCTGGTTGACACATCGCTTGTGTAATATGCGCCCACAGGGTACACCCAACCAAGTATAGTATCTTTAATATCGGCTATGTCTTGAAACGCTAAAGTTCCGACAGTATCAGGGGCTTGCGATGCCCTCCAGTTGGTTGCACTGTCGCAATAAACGTATGCCCAACCACCTGCTATGATGCTAAGGCTTGCATCTCCGTTGATTGTTTCGCTACTATTCGGGTCAATAGTAATTGTTCCTGCGCCGCTATTATAAACCCGAAAGAAGAAGCCATCACCCGCATCAGCCGCCGGTAACAGGTTGATTGTAAATGAACCAGTGCCGTATATGTTGGCATTCTCGTAAATGCTTGTTAGGTTTAAATTAGCGCTTACTGCGTAAGAGACAATAACACCTGTCGAGCTGCCGATAATATTGGGAACTTCCCTAATTAGTACACCTGCGCTATCACGCAACACGAACTTGTACGAGCCCTCTTCAAGCCATATGTTAGCTCGACCATCAGGATCAAGGACGATTGGATTTGTGTTTTCTGCCACTTCATTCGCGTCAGCAAATGTGCGCTTATTAGTCGTTGTTCCGGCCTCGTATGTCTCAACGGTTCCACCATCTAGCGGCTCACCATTATTGTCAAACAACTGCCAAAATACAAAAGGTGCTATTACTGCCATTTACTCGCTCTCATTCATTTGTTCTGTTAATTCCGCGCCCGTTACCACAGCAGCCGTGCCTAGTTTGTTAGATAAATCCAACTTGATATTTTCTTCTATATTAGGGGCGAGTTCTTTATAAAACTCAGCCAACGACTTTTCAACCTGTTGTACTGATTTCGCGTTAGCCCCTTTCTTAGCAAGGTCCCCTAGCAGTTCGGCGGACCCTCTAGCCAGAGTCATCTTTCTAACGAGTGGTAGACCTCCAATAGATTGCATGATTCTTGCCGCCATGGGCGCTGTTCCAGATAGGTTAGTAATATCTTTATCGCCTGTGGCTCGTGTGTATTTAGCAAGGTCATCTATTAAAGCGCGCGTAACAGCATCGTGCTCTGGCGTTGATAGGTGCTTTTTATATGCATCGCCCTTCATCATCTCTGATAGGCTCTTCTTTAGAGTACCCATCTTGATACTATTGCCTGTCTCATCTAGTGAATTCTCGAAAGCCCTTTGATACAGCCCGGCTCTAAACCCGTCCTTCACCCGAGTACGCTCCATACCTTCTTTGGAGCCGGCAATTAGGCGCTTCACAAACTGCTCTGTGTTGTCTATACCCTTAATACTTGAGCCGAACACCGAGTTTACCATCTTACGTGGTGTCATGTCCTCTTGCTCAAGAAGGTTTTGCAACGCCTTGGCCTGACCACTTCTCTTATTGGTTCCATATTTATTCTTAAACTCAGAATAGCGTTGATTCGCTTTGATGATTTTATTAGCCAAATCACTATCGCCCTCTTTCATGGCAAACATTAACTCATTATCAACCCAGTCATCATAGACGCCGCGCATAGACTTAGCCAATGCGCTCTCTGTTGTGCCTGCGCCAACATAGTCATTCAACCCGGTACGCCACGCCGCCAGCTCTTCTGTTTTGATCTCTTTATTCTTTGGATTAGTCAGCATCTTGAACATAGCTAAATCCTTAGCAAGGCCCTCGCTCTTATGAATGCCAACCTTAAACTGCGCACTCTCTGTCAACTCTTTTATCGCGGTTCCTAGAGTGTCATTCGTGGCCTTCGCGTAAAGCGTACTGCTTGCAAGCGCCTCATTCCTAGCGTCCATTAGTCTACCTTGAACCTTCTTCTGGTTCTCGTATCGCTTCTTAACGACTCGTGTTGCGGCCTCTAATGTATCTTGTGATGTTTCTTCTGTTAAATCGCCAGCTAGGGACTGTGCTGTACTACGAACACTTCTTTCAAATTGCTTATCAGATTCCCTAACTTGCCTTTCAATATCATCACCAAGAACGCCACCACGCGCCAATGCTTCATTGCGCATCAGGCCAATGTCTTGCGTCCTTGCGCCTTCGATAAGGTCTGTGACCTGACCCTTATTCATAACATCACCTAGCGAACTAACTTCCTCACCTTGTGAAATTGGGTTCAAGCTTCCAGCCTCTGGCGTTGCGGTATCTACACGATTAGCTCTAGCGCTTTTTACTCTTTCTAGTAATGCCTTACCAGTCTTCCTATTGACACCTTGGGCAACTTTAGCACCACCAGCAACCGCCCCGGGCGTACCAGTTGCGACCATGCCGCCAGCCAGTATTGCTGCCGCGTTCGGGTTCTCACTGGCGAATTGGTTCCACTTTTCAGCCGCGTATTGAACAGGCTCTAAGCCAGCAATAAACTCCATGCCGCTCCCTACCATATTCTGTATAGGCTCTGGTGTTATTTCCTTTAAGCCACGCAACGCCACATCACCCACAGCACCAGCAGCCTCACCCGCATACTTGAATGGAAGTGCAGCTAGTGCAGCATCTTCACGCAATGCAAAGTCAGCAACATTGGATGCACGCTGAGAAACATCGCCGGCCAAGCCCTCTGAGAATGACTGAGGGGGAACTTGAGTAGCCCCAGCGCCCTGTGATACAGACTGCGTCTCCGCTGGAAATTTAGAGGCTATCAAGGAGCGTATTTTTTCCTTCGGCATATCATCCGGGAAGCTTACAACATCTCCATTCGGCATTGTTATATCAGGCATTATTTAAAATACTCCGTCCAAGATGTGGAGCCTTTTGGTGTGCTATCTTCTTCAAAGACCTCTTTAAATGCACCTGCTGATTGGCCAATCATACCCTTGGTCACTTGCTTACGCATTGCCTCTTTCTGCTGAATAACAGCACCACTATCACCAGCAACAGGGAAATATTTCCTGTACTCATCTGCCTTTTCTTCAGCGCCAATAACAGCGCCAGATTCTTTACGCAAATTAGCTGTTACCCAGTTATCTGCTGCGTTCATGTATCTTTGTTGCTCAGGGCTTCCACCAACACGCACAATCGCATCGCCTAATCCAGAACCAAAATCTCCAAGTGGTAGAATAGCCAATGCTTCAGATACTCCACCTAATAAACCAGTTCTTGCTTCTGAGGCCGCAGGGCCTGAAAACTCAAGGTCATCAAATATTTTGTTACTCCCAACCATGCGACCAGCGAAGCCAGCCGCCTTTAATTGGCCATCATTAAAGCGCTCTAGGCCCCTAACATTGCGCTTTGCGCTCTCCACAGCTACCGTCTCTGCTACCTTTTGCTTTACCACTGGCGATTGCGTGTAAACATCACCTTCTACTTGAGACGACTGTTGCCCCTGTTGCTCCATCGCAGGAAAGACTGGGCCTTGGGGGGCGGGCTGCCCGGTCCCTAAATTACCCATAACATCAGCAGGTTGCATAACGTAGCCTGTGAGGGGGTTAACTTGGGGCTGCTGGAACGCCTGATACGCCTCAATGGCAGCTTTACCTTCTTGGGATAGTTGGCCCGTTGTGCCATACTGAAAGGCGGCTTGCTGCGCCGCTTTCTTTAGATCGAAGGCAGCAGGTTGACTCATCTTTTGTTTTTGCAAGTCGAGCTGTTGCTGCCTAAAATCAACATCTTCTTCGCGCTGCTGCTGCTGAATACCCCTATCAACATCAGCCTGCTCTAAGCGCTTGTTATACCTAGCTTGATCTTGTGCCTGCGCGATACCCTGCCCTAAGATATTAAGGAACTGCGCTTGACGCGTAGCATCAGCACGGACAGGCGCTTGAAAGTCTATACCTCGAAATACATTTTCAAAAGCCATTACACAGACCTCATCTCTAAGCCGATTGCATCATAATCAACAGCAAGGTAGCCATCAATCTCACCAACCGCCTCTGGGTTAGTTTCTTGTACTTCTTGCGCCATAACGCCAATATAGCGCTTGTCATCGCCGATATAGGAGAAGCTATAAAGCTTATGGCCGTTTTTTGTGCCAGCTTCTACTATATTCTCTTTTAATCGCCTATCAGACATAATAAAAGCAGGGGCTGCTGCTGCTGCTACCCGCCCTGCAACTGGTAATAGTTGCTCAAACATACTGGGCTGAGCGGCTTGGGAAACATTTGCGCTCATTTGTGCTTGCGCTAAACCAGTGGTTAGGTTTCCTGCGTTGGTAGCGTAGCCGCTCGTTGAGCCGGTAATACTTCCCAACCCCGTTGTGCCAAAGTTAGCCGCCCCTGAGAGCATATTATATTGGTTTAGCTGCTCATTGTTGTAGCGGTTGTAAGCATTTCCGTACTCTTGTGAAGCCATATTCTGGTTTTGCGCCTGTAAAGCCTGCGCAACCTGCGGATTAATACCACCAAAACCACCACCACCAAGTGTAACTCCTTGCGCAGATAAGCTACGCTCCAAGGCTTTATTAGCTTCGTCTTGTCTGTACTGGTAACCGGGATCTTCCTCAAAGTTAGACATATTGAAACGACTAGTCAGAGAGCCAAAGTCACTAGAAAGCCCCTCCTCCCCCAGCTTGGCCTCAACAGCCGCATCTAGTCCGGCGTAATCAACTTCTTCATTCTCATTAACAAACTGCGGCAAAAACTCATTATAAACCTGCTGTCTTGACTCAATAGAGCCTCCACCTAGGCCAAGTAAGTCTGACAGGCGCCCCATAGACTCCACGCCTGTGTCATAGAATGGCTGTGCCAACTCTATATTGCTGTCCCGCGCTTCTTTTTGCATTGCCATCGATCTATTAAACGCCTTCTCTAGGCCGCTCGTGTCGTATGCACTACTATTACTATCTTTACCCATTATATCTACCCACAACGCCCGTCACGCAAAAGCCTTTGCGCTCAAAGAGCTTCTCTTTAAATTTATTACTTACATTTGTTTGGAAATTCAGTGTTAGTGGCATATTGACCTTATCAGCATATTTCTTGCATTTATCAATTAAGCCACTAAAAGCAGAGTAAGACCTATGGCGGGGCTGGATATAAAATCCATACTCTGAAAGTGTTGCTTGGCCTGTGTACGCATCAAAGAAGGTAGTAAGACCAGCCATTCCTTGTATTATGCCATATTTTTCTATTAAAAAGCAAGGGGCTAGTGAAAGGCTTTTTACCACTATGTTTACTATATGGCTTTCATCGTACCCAAGGCCTAACTCCTCGCGCATCTCTTCGCACATATTTATAATTATGGAAATATCATCTTTTGTTGCCTCCCTAATCATGCGCCTACATCTTTTTTCATGATTCCGGCCTTCTTTCCATTATCTCTCTGACCCTGCATCTAATACCACCCGTCATTTGTGTCATATACAATTACCAACGCTTCACCATCTGATAGTGCAGAGCTAGAATTCGCACCAAGTAAATCTTCGCTTCCATTAGGCGTTATTGTTAGGTCGTTACCTGACGCCCCAGTATTAACAATCCTATAAGAGCGCCCATCAACCCCGGCAGGGAGGGTGTATGTGAAAGCACCTCCATCTGTATTGCCGAACCAGTGATAAGAGGTGTTATCTATAGCCGTATTAGAGGTGTTGCGCGTCTTGCCGCTTAGGCCCCGAACCGTACTCAAAACCTCATTGATCTGATCTTGCACAGACTGAAACCAGAGTATCCATGTTTGCGGAAATAAACCGCTCCTAATGTCCTTTGCTGGCTCTTGAATTGGTGGGTTGTCAATGGTCACCTAAACCCCATTCAAATAAGCAGCATTAATCTGCACAAACACGGGGTCGCTAATACTAACTTCATAAACACGTCTACGCGAACTTCCTAACGCATGCCACACAACGCGGGCTGAATATTCCCCCATCCTGCCAAAGCTTCTTAGAAGCTCACTACTCTGTGTTCTACCATTGTCGTCTGAGTATTTCATCATCACGCGCGGGTTAACCCCCTGACCGTCCACATCTCCGATGCCCATTTCCATATCTAGCTCAAATTGGGCGTGTGGTATTAATCTGTTTTCAGAGACAATAACGGGCAACGAGCGTTTTCTAACTATTGGATTACCAAAGTCCGTATAAGTGTCAAGCCTCATCTCATAGACTTTACCTGTCTCCCTATCACCAACCAAGTGTTTATTAAAGGCAAATATATGACAAGAGGCGCGGTGCTGTTCCTCAGCATTGCTCACTGGATTGCGGAAGACCCGCTCGTGCCAGAGCTTTGTTGATAAATCACAAACCAAAGTGGTCTTTAACCCCTCCACCTGTAGAACATAAAAGGCATGTCCGCGCTCATGATATGTCCATGAATACGACTCAGGAAAGCTGGAGCTAGTACCAATCAACCGTTCTATGGCCTGCGTACTTATTCTCACCGCGCTATATCCATTCGAGCGCCATACTATGCTATCTCCATTCTCATCCGTACCAAGCCACACGAGTGAGTTGTCGATGTTCTGGATAGTGTTAGGAGCTGCGCACCCGGTCTGAATAAATGCACCCCTAAGAACCTGAAAAGGGAAGGCTGCCGCACCTGTGTTATGATAGACTTGCGTTGTCTTTGTCCCAAAAGCCCAAAGGTTCGATTGGTTAGACTTAACCGCCGCAAGGTTGTCTGGGTTGCCTTCCACCGTAGTGAAGTCCAAAGGGTCCCACGTTAAGCCATTGTTCAAGCCACTAATGTAAAAGTTTCCTGTGTCAGCCTGACTAACAATAAAGTATCCATCTTGAAAGGTTAGGCTAGAGGGTGTGGGGAAATCAACATCCACAATCTGCGCAAAAGCATTTGTTGTTTTTGTGAAAATATAGCCATCCTCCCCATCTGTTATCATAATCTGAGTTGGGTTGTCTTCTATCTGCACCTGACCAACGAAGGTATTTAATGTACCACGCAACGTAGATGTGCCATCCGTGAACAGTTCATAGAACCCACTACCAGAAACAAAGAAGACACGCCCTTGGCTTTCTATACAGCCACGATTAGGGCCGCCACCAATATCTACAAACTCAGCAAGCCCCGGTGTTGAGCGTAACGCCGAAGGACTGGAGCTTGTGCCACTCTCTGAGGCAATGGGGTATAGGTTGACGCAGCGCTGTGAGTCGAAGCTAAAAGCCTCCATCTGGTACGTTGGCCCAACGAAAGGAATGATTGGCATCTAATAGCCCCTTAAAACATCACATGAACTATTTTGATTCTCTGCTTGTGGCACACTTATTGTGCTAATATTTTGGTTATTCTTTAGGTTTTGGCGCTCAACAGCCATCTTGGAACTATTGGCGATCTTCTCAACGAGGCGACTTGGGACTCTTTCGTAATCTCCAGCAATCCAAACGGCCAAGTTATAGACCAGCGCCGTCTCATACTCAGGTGGGAAAGAGAAGTCTGTATCTAGCGTAGTGAACTGTGTTAGTGGCTTTTCACTGTATATAGTAATAGTGCTTTGTGAAGTAGGTGCTGGGTATAAAAACAAAGTAGCCAGAGGATAGTTTGCATCATAATAATAAACTCCCGGTGTTCCCCCCGTGCCTTTATCAGAAATCCGCGAGTACTGCCTTAGCTCATAAGACTCCATAGGGTAGTCCGTTGTGCCTTGGGTAGTAAACGCAGTGATAATTCTATCAGGGCGCACTGTATCGAAATCTGCGCCACTTCCTATGGTGTAGGAGTTTGTACCAGTTAGGGGGAAAGTCTCTTTAGTTTCGATATATGTTAGATTGCCCTCAACCGACCAAGTAGACAGCATTTGGTTCAACACTCTAAATGCACGCTGAGCATCATCATCGCTTAGGGACATTCCTGTACCAAGAACGTTAATCTTGTAAAAAGCGTCCTTTACTATCTGCCTAGCCGTTGTCATGATAATTACTCTTTAATTTCTTTTTGTACTTTCTTCGCCTTCTTCTTTTCTTCCAGAACTTTCCAGCCAACAGCGATTAGATCTTCTGTGAACTTCACGTGCGTTTCTTTCACCACACCATCTTTTTCAAACTTAATATTCATACTCTTAACTCCAGATAGTAAGGGAGGGCCGAAACCCTCCCTGTATATATTATGCAGTTACGCGGCAAGCCCATTCAGGACGTACAGCTGATAAGCCACCCAAGAAGTCTAGGCGAGTCACCATTCTGCGCTCTAGTACATCAAAGTCACGAACTACTGCAACAGTGATACCATCTACGGTTTCTTGTGCAGCAACTTCTGCATTTCTAGGCATAATCAGTGGAACTGATACCATTTTAAATGCGTTTTCGTGGTACTGGAGGTTTTGCGCATATGCGGTAGAAGCTGAGCCAACAAATACTAGGGCCGCATCATCCGCAGGTAGTGCTGAAACATTCTTCAAACCATTAGAACCAGCGTATAGTGAAGGAGATATCCCTAGCACTGTTGTAGTGGCTGAGGTTACAACGAACTGCTGTAGTCGCCCCTGTACCTGTTTAGTGATAGGGTGCACAGAGTAAACACCGGCAATAGTAAACACCGAGCCAACTGTAGGTGCAGAAGATGCGCCATCAACTGTTAATGTTGAAGCGCCCTCAGCTACGGATGCATCGTTAATCGCAATGCCTGTAACGTCAGAGCCAGTGGTGTGAACATTAATAAGCTCGTTCTCGTACCAATCAAAGCCATCAGCACGACCAACCATACCATCAAGATATTGCTTGTTGATTTCTGTAGAAGATTGGAACAATCCTTTACGAGCATCAACCGCAGCGGCGCCTGATTGTGAGTTAAGTAGGAATGAGCGGTCACCGCGTGGCGCAAGGTTTTGGTTAAGAAGTGTGCGGCCAGCAAGAACATTAGCAACCGTAAATGCGGTAGAGCCAGCTGTACCAGTACTGTTGTATGTAGCATCTGTTGCTTTTTCCAAGAAGCGGCGCTCTACATCCTGAGCAATAGCCTCAGCAGCAGGCATTACAAAGCGTTTAATTACGTCTTTAAGTTGAACATCTGTCGCAAATTCGAATGAATCAATCTCCATACCAACGGTTGAGATTGTATCAAGCGTAAGAGCTGCTTTACCTTCAACCGAGTCTTGGATTGAAGATGTGATATCAAAAGTTGATTGTGGGATATAACGCGCAGGCTTTGAAGTATAGATGGTATCACCAGATTTATAGCCGTTTTTACCGTCAAAATCAGAAGCATCGGCTTTGTCAATTGTGTTGCAGAAAACAAGATTGTCTTTCAATGTTTGTGCAGCAGCCTTGGCAATGATACCCGGTGCGTCTTTAATATTATTAAATGTATTAGTCATGATATTTATTCCTTAAATTATTTGAGCCCTAAGTTCTTTAGAACATCACCCTTCATTATATCTTTCTTGGATGACCCTGTAGCGCTCACACGCTTTGCAGGTTGGGGCAGGGGTTCTTTTCTTTTCGGTTGAGGTGCACCTTTTAGCTTTTGTTGCAACTTATACAAAGAAATAGCGGCTTTTCGTGGGTCTTGCTTGGTAATCTCCACAAGCTCCTCGATACGCTCACCATTGTTAGCACCAAAGTAATAAACAACTTCACCAACTAAATCAGGCTCATCAAAAAGCTGGGCACCAATGACAGTCAGGATTTCACTTGGTACGCTCTTTGCTGCTGATATAAGAAAGTCATCTACCTCGGTTTCTGCGCGCACAAAGTTCGGGTACTTATCGAGTGTAGCTTTTTTACTGCGCTCGTAGATACCATTTCTTTCTGCTTGCATAGATTGGGCTTGCTCTTGTTGCTTCTTTAAAAG